CCCCGCGAGCGCAGGCAGCGAGGGCGACCCGATCGAGCTCGCCGCCAAGCGCACGACGAGCTTCCCCAACCGCAAGCTGCTTATCACCAGCACGCCGACCGTCAAGGGCGCGTCGCGCGTCGAGGCCGAGTACCTGCGGACAGGTCAACGGGTCTACGAGGTGCCGTGCCCTCACTGCGGCACCTATCAGCATTTGCAGTGGGAGCACCTGCACTGGAACGACCGCGATTCGGCGAGCGTCTACTACGAGTGCGCCGGTTGCGACGATCCGATCTACGACCGGCACAAGGCTACGATGTTGCCGCGCGGGCGGTGGGTCGCAACGCAGCCGGACGCGGAAGACGGCCGAGTGTACGGATACCACCTGTCGAGCCTCTACGCTCCGGCAGGCTGGACCCCGGCGAGCTGGCCGTCGCTCGTCGCTGAGTTCCTGCAGTGCGACGGCGATCCGAAACTGCTGCAGGTGTTCGTCAACACGCGCCTCGCCGAGACGTGGGACGAGTTCCGCGACGACGACATCGACGAAACGGGGCTCGCCGAGCGCGCGGAGGAGTACGCCGCCGAGGTCCCGGCCGGTGTTGCTGTTCTGACCGCAGGCGTGGACGTGCAGATCGACCGCGTCGAGGTCGAGGTCGTCGGCTGGGGACCGGGCGAGGAGTCGTGGAGCATCGACTACGCCGTCATCCCCGGCGACCCGTCCGGCCCGATGCTGTGGGATGACCTCCGGGTGTACCTTGAGCGAGTCTGGCAGCACGAGACAGCGGGGCCGATGACGCTCGCCGCCGCCTGCATCGACGCCGGTTACATGAGCGACCACGTCCAGGCGTTCGCGCACGCCCACCGTCGCCGCCGCTGGTACGCGATCAAGGGCGTTGCCGGACCCAAGCGGCCGCTGTGGCCGAAGCGCGGGCGGAAGGGGCACAGGAAGGGCGCGGCGCGCGTCTACAACGTCGGGGTCGATACCGGGAAAGACATGCTGTGGGCGAGGCTCCAGCGCGTCGAGGCCGGTGCGGGTGCGCTTCACTTCCCAGCGGGGCGCGACCTTGGCTGGTATCAGCAGCTCCTCGCCGAGCGCCCCGTTGTCCGCTACAGCAAAGGGCGCCCGATCCGCGAGTGGCGCGCGGTCGGTTCGGCGCGGTCGGAGGCGCTAGACTGTCGCGTCTATGCCTCGGCGGCACTTCACAGCCTGCTAGCCGTGGGTCGCTCGCTTGAGTCTCTGCACGCCGCGTTGCCGGAGTTGTCGCCGGGGGAGCGCGCACGCCGCACACGCGAGGCGGCAGAGCCCGCGCCGCCGACGCCCCGCAAGCCGCAGCAGCAGAAGCAGCCGCGCAGCCGGGGCAAGTTCCGACCGAGGTTCTGAGACAATCCCAACCCATTGTTGCGCCACCGCAACGATCGCGCGTAGGCTGTCGCGGCGGGAGGTGTGCGCGATGGCAGTGACGAGCTCGGATGTGACGGCGCTGAAAGAGGCAATCGCCAGCGGCGTGCTGTCGGTGACGCAGGGCGGCAAGACGATCACCTATCGCAGCATGGCCGAGATGCGCGCCGCGCTCGACAAGGCGCAGCTTGAGGTCGACGGCAGCGCCTACCGCAAGAAGCGCGTCACGCTCGCCCGCTCAACTCGCCGGAGTCAGTGACCATGGCCGTTGGATTTCTCGCCGACTGGGTACACAAGCTCGCGCGCACGCCGCACGAGGCCGGCGCGACGACGCTGCCGATCCCCGAGGCATCGCCGCCGCCGTCGGGCCGTCGCGGCTATCACGTCGGTGCGCAGACCGGCCGCCTCAACTACGGGCAGCGCACGGTCGGCGTCGGTCCCAACGCGGTCACCTACTCCGACCTTTCGAGCCTCCGCGCTCGCTCTCGCAGCCTCAGCCGCAACAGCGGCTACGGGCGCAAGGCCGTCGACGTACTCGCAAACGCTCTCGTCGGCGACGGTGTGCGGCCGCAGGTCCACACCGGCAGCGAGGCGCTCGATCGGCGCGTCGAGGCGCTGTGGGCCGAGTGGGCAGCGGACGCGGACGCGGACGGGCGCTGCGATGTGTACGGGCTCCAGCGGCTCGCCGTCGAGGCGTGGCTTGAGTCGGGCGAGGTGCTGCTGCGCCGCCGCCCTCGCCGCATCGACGCCCCGCTGGCGGTCCCGCTGCAGGTCCAGGCGCTCGAGTCTGATTTTCTGGTCGCTGGCGACAGCTACGTCGGCACCGCGCGCGTCGGCGCGACCGACTACGTCAACCAGGGCGTGATCTTTGACCGTCGAGGCCAGCGCGTCGGGTACATCGTCTACAAGACGCATCCCGGCGACTACATCCCAAGCCTCGGCGGGATTACTGGGCAGAGCGAGGTTGTGCGCGTCAGCGCCGCCGACATTAGCCACGTCTACGACACACGGCGGCCTGGACAGGTGCGCGGCCTGCCGTGGGCTGCGAGCGTGATCGAGGACCTCGTCGCGCTTGACGAGTACATGTACAACGAGGCGATCAGACAGGAGACGCAGAGCAACTTCGCCGCGTTCGTCATCGGCGCGGACCAGGAAGACAACCAGGGCCTCGGCACCGTCAGCACGGACGCCGCGACGGGCGACTACTTCGACACCCTGCAGCCGGGGATGGTGCGGCACCTGTCGGCCGACCAGGACATCAAGTTTGCGCTGCCGAACGTGTCGCCGCAGCTCGACGCCTACTCCAAGACGATCCTGCGCAAGATCGCGACCGGCTACCGGCTACCCTATGAGCTGCTTACGGGTGACCTGTCAGGCGTCAACTTCTCGTCTATCCGCACAGGAATGCTGGAGTTCTACCGCATGATCGACAGCGTGCGTCCGCGCGTTGTGGAGCGCCACGTATGCCGCCCGATGTGGGGCTGGTTCATCCAGTCGGCGGTCGCGGCGGGCAAACTGCCGGCGCGCGAGGGCGGCTACCCAGTGACGTGGCACGCGCCGCGCCCGGTCCCGATTGACCGGAACAAAGAGATCAACGCCGACGTGGCCGAGGTCAACGCGGGCGTGCAGTCGCTCTCGGGTATCATCCGCAGTCGCGGCGCCGACCCGGCTACGGTGTTCGCCGAGCTTGAGGCCGACAAGGCGCGGCTTCAGGCGATGGGGATCAACACGTCTAGCGTCCTGGGCACTGAACCCGGCGCGGTCGAGACGGTCGAGGTCGAAGACGAGGCCGAGGCGCCCGACGCAGACGAGGCTTGACAACTGTCGCACCGTCGCAACAATCTGCGACACGGAGGCCCGAATGTCCCACGAGCGCAACAATCCCCCCGCCCTCGCCGCCGAGCACACTCGCTCGATCGACGATGACGCGCGCGTGCGGATGGCTCCGGGCACCTGGGACGAGGAGTCCCGCACCCTTGACATCGTGTGGAGCACCGGCGCCGACGTGCAGCGGTCTGACTGGCTTACCGGCGACCGCTACATCGAGCGCCTGAGCATGGACCCGGCGCACATCCGCCTCGACCGGCTCAACGCAGGCGCCCCGCTGCTCGACAGCCACCGCAGCCACGGCGCGGCAAACGTCGTCGGGTCCATCGTGCCGGGTAGCGTCCGCGTCGCCGACGGCGTCGGAACCGCGACCGTCCGTCTCACCGATGCCGAGGACGTCGCCAGCACCGTCCGCAAGATCATCGACGGCAGCCTGCGCAGCATCAGCGTCGGCTACCGCACCCACGGCGAGACCCGGGAGACCGTCGACGGTGTCGAGATTCGCACGGCGACCGATTGGGAGCCTCACGAGGTCAGCGCCGTCCCGGTGCCGGCTGACGCACGCGCTCAGACGCGCACCATGGAGCGGGAAACCGCGCAGGAGACCAGCAAGATGCAGGACTTGAAGCCCATCGAGACCGCGCCCACGGTGGACGCGGACGCCATCCGCGCCGAGGCGGTCGAGGCCGAGCGCAAGCGCGCTGCCGACATCCGCGAGGCTGCCGCTGCCCTGTCGCTCGGCGACAAGGCCGACGACTTCATCAGCCGGGGCGTCAGCGCCGACGAGGCCCGCGCCGCGCTGATCAACATGGTCGCGAAGGCCGACGAGGAGACCGACGTGAACAACACGATCCGCGTGGGCAAGAGCCACGACGAGCAGGCCCGCGCTGGCCTGACCAACGCTCTCGAGCATCGCGTCGGCGTCCGCAACGTCGACCTGACCGACGCTGGCCGGTCCTTCCGTGGCATGACCCTCGCCGAGATGGCGCGCGAGTCGCTGGTGCTGAACGGCGTCCCCGGCGCCGCCCGCATGTCGCTCCGCGACGCGGTGACGCTGGCGATGGCTCCGCAGGCCGCGCGCAAGCTCTCGACCGACTGGAACGGCAACGTCCGCGCCATCGGCGCCCACAGCACGTCGGACTTCCCCTACCTGCTCGCCAACGTGGCGAACAAGTTCCTGCTCGACGGTTACCAGACCGAGGCGCTCAATTTCGAGGCTTTCGTGCGTGACCGCGCGGTGCCGGACTTCAAGCAGGTCAGCGCCGTCAAGGTCGGCGAGATCACCAGCATGAGCGCCAAGCCCGAAGGCAGCGAGTACACCTACGCGACCGTCGGCGAGGAGCGCGAGGTCTACACCCTGGCCACCTACGGCAAGGGCGTGAAGCTGACCCGCGAGGCCGTCATCAACGACGACCTGGGTGGCTTCCAGCAGGTGATCAACCAGATGGGCCGCGCGTGGGCGTTCACGCAGCTCGACCTGTGCTGGGCCATCTTCACCGGCAACCCGGCGATGGGCGACGGCAACAACCTGTTCGACAGCAGCAACCACAGCAACGTGGGCACCAATGGCGCGCTCGCTCTCGGCACCCTCGCCGAGCTCAAGAAGCTGCTCCGGCTGCAGAAGGGCGTGCCCTCGACCAGCGGCGGCAGCGACGGCGCGCAGCTCAACCTCATGCCCGGTTACCTGTGCGTGCCCGCCGCCCTTGAGGAGACCGCGCTCGGCCTCATCGCTGGCGACTACGCGCCGACCACCGCCGCCACTGCGAAGAACAACTGGGTTCGCGGCCTCAGCCTCATTGTGGAGCCCCGGCTCGACGCGGCCGACGCCAACGCCTACTACCTCGGCGCGATGAACCGGCCGTTCATCGAGCGCGGCCTTCTCGGCGGCAACGCGAACCCCTACATCGACAACATGACCGACTGGGACACCGACTGCGTCAGCTACAAGGTTCGCGGCGACGTGGCCTTCAAGGCCATCGACTGGCGTCCCATCACCAAGAACGCCGGCCCGAGCTGAGCAGACTGAACCGGGCGGCGTCGGGCGCAACCTCGGCGCCGCCCTGACCACACTACGCCACTAGGAGGGCGGAACCATGGCCAAGAACGGCATCCAGACAGGCGACATTCTGACCCTCGACCCCGGCGCGACCGTGTCGAGCGGCGACATCATCCCGGTCGGCACCGCGCCGAACGTCATCATGGGCATCGCCCTGAGCGACGGCGTGAGCGGCACCGACATTGCGGTCGGCGTGCGCGGCGTCTACAACATCGCCAAGACGACCTCGCAGGCGTGGGCGGTCGGCCAGAGCGTGTACTTCGTGGCGAGCACGAGCAAGGGCAGCACCGCCGCCGACGGCAACGCGCTGCTCGGGACCTGTGTCGAGGCTGCGGGCTCGTCCGCGACCAGCGGCAAGGTCTTGCTTGCCTACCCTGCATCGACCGGCGCCCCCCGCGTGCTGTTCAACGGGCAGCTCGCCTTCACCGCAGCCACGACCGGCACCGAGTCGGTTGGTGCTGTGTTCGATGGCAAGGTTGTGCGGGCGTTCCTGCAGACCAACGACGGCACCGCCGCGCTCGTCAAGGGTGCGATCGCGTCCGGCACGCTCACGCTCACCGCGTCGGCGAGCATGACGGGCAAGGCCTACTACGAGATCCTCGACGTGGACGTGGCCTAGCCTCCCGCGCGACGGCTGCAACGGGGCGCGCGTCGGGGCAACCTGGCGCGCGCCCTTTCGCATAGGAGCCCAGGTGCTCGACTGGAACACCATCGAAGATCGGATGATGTCGGCGGCGCGCGACCACCTCGGGCAGACGGCGACCTACACGCCGGCGGCTACCGGGACCGCCGAGTCGGTCCGGATGGTCTATCACCGGCGCAGCGTCCGCGCCGACGCCATCGGCGAGATCGGGTTGCGGATGCAGACGGTCGAGGTGTTCTGCCGCGCCGCCGACCTGTCGCAGGTGCCAGCGGTCAACGACAAGATCGCGATTGGCGGTCAGTCCTGGCGCGTTGCGGGCGTGCCGCAGTCTGACGGGCAGGCCGGGCTCGTGATCTCCCTCAAATTGGACCTGTCGGCCTGATGGCGTACGGCTTCACCAGATCCGAGCTGTTCGCCGCCGTGATCACGGCGCTCGACGGCAACACGTCCGCCGGCAACAACGTGTGGCGCTACCGCACGAGCGAGATCACGCCAGCGCAGTGCCCTGCCATTGTGCTGCTGCCGGAGTCGGCGCAGGCGACCGAGCGCGAGCCCGACGAGCTCGTGGCCGGGTTTCCTGAGTTCTTCACCAAGACCTACGCTTTCAGTCTGTCGCTGTTCTACGTCGAGGCGTCAGGCGGTCAGACAGACACGGCGGTTGATCAGGGGCTCGACGCGTTCGAGGAGCAAGTACTGGCGATCATGCTCGAACCGACCTGGCACGCCGCGCTTGACGGGTTTGAGACGATCGAGTCGGTGTCGCACACCTACGCTGACCCCGGCGACGGCGACCGCAAGACGGCCTTTGTGTCGCTCGTTTTCACGGTGCGCGCTGGGAGGCAATACGATGCCGCTTAGTCGCGCTGACAAGCTCGCTCGCCGTGGCGTGTTGTGGTTCAAGACCGACGGCGTGCTGGCGCGCACGACCGACACTCGCAAGCTGTCGCCGGCGCAGGTTGTGCGGTCGCTCGAGATCGCCGGCATGGGTGGCATCGTCGCAGCCTACATCCGCCAGCGCTTCACCGAGCGCCGGCAGACGGCGCAGGGCGCGTTCGGCGGCTACCGCAGCGGCTACACGGTCTGGATCAACAAGGACTATGCCGACGCCATCGGTGCAACGCGGCGGCTGTGGCCATCGCGGCGCGAGTTCGTCGCGCGCTACCGGGTCGGCATGTTCAACGCGCAGGGCGGCATGTGGAAGGGTCTACAGGCGCGCGCGTCACAGGGCGGCAAAGCGGTTGTGATCGACTTCCGCGAGAGCAGCACCGGCCAGCACGGGCGCAAGGCCCGTCGTGCGCTGATCAAGCGCGGCGCGCGTGCAGGGCTGTACCGCACCCAACGCGCCAGCTCGCGCGCCTCAAACAAGCTAAAGGCCGCGACGGTGTTCAACTCGCTACAGATCAATCCCGTGCAGCCGGCGATGCCTGAGAACATGGCCATGGCTGACGCTGTCAGCAACAAGATCGGGATCCCGCTCGCTGCCGCCATGAGCGCCGAGAGCGTGCGCGTTCGCGCTGTGGGCGCGGGCGACGGTCTGCTATACACTCGACTCGCTCGCTACTGGAGGAAATGAACATGGCAAGGCTCGTAGCAAAGCGCCGCACGATCGGTTTCGCGCGTCAGACCGCGCTGACGACTGAGAACACGACCGCCAATGATTTCACCTATTTCCCGTGTGTGTTCCCTGACCCGGACCACACGCAGGAGCAGGAGGACTTCAGCGATCTGCAGTCGGGTCAGGCGGGCGCGTTCGAGCCGCCGGCGCCCGGCAGCAAGAGCGGTGGAAGCATCACCGTCCAGTTCCCGATGTCGGCGCTCAAGGCGTCCTACGACCCGACGAGCGAGGACCCCGGCGACGCGGGCGTCATCAGTCCCGCCGCCGTTCTGCTGGCGAACGCCATCGGCTCGGCGGGCAACTCGGCGGTGAGCAGCGCGGC